TGCCCTCATATGCAACACCGCTGATGTCATTCTTGGCTAGCCAGTCACAAGCTGCTTTGAGATCTTGTGTCGTGGCTTCACCAGATTTAATACGTGCGAGGAATTCAGATGTGACGAGGTTGTGAAGCTCGTTAAACTGATCCTCAGTTGCTTTTTTCTTCATTTGTCAAAGACACAATTGGTACGATGTCGTGACACAGTACCTCTACACGAGACCCAGGACGGAAAGTAAATCCAGCCTTCATGATCTCGGTACATTTTAAAGCTCTTACAAGCTCATAATCAAGCCGTAGCTTTTCTTCGTGACGTTTAGCAATAGCTTTACACTGCTCAATCATCCCACCATCCAAAGGAACGGAGAAGTTAAGCTGTGCGCCATAGTTATTATTACGAGTGTAGCCAGTTGGCAACGTGTCATTACCCATGTAAAATGGGGAGAATGTCAGTGTTGTCCCGTTACAAGAATTGCCCCCGGTAAACTGCTGTCTACTGGGTGCACCGTTGTTTTGGAACTGAACTGCTTGGTTAGTTACGTTACCTGTAGCAGCAGCAATAGGATTAGCACTGTTGCTAACGGTAGGAGTCTCAGCTAACGCTGGTCCTACTGAGAGAATACAGAAAGAGAGGTAGTAGTAGAGGTAGTGTCTATGTCTCGGGTGATGTCGATTGTTTCGATCACTCCGGCTGCCCGTGTCACAGTCTCCAGTTGAAACTGTTCGCCAGCAGTTGTGACGGACCAAGTAGTCGAAGAATCGGTTATATCCCCACTTGGGGTTACGTTTGTTCCAGACCATGATGAGTATGCACCACCGTACACTTCAGTAGCGATAGTTTCGGTGATGGTTTGGGTAGTTGTGGTGGTAGACTGCATACTACCTTGGGTAAACTGAGGAGTTACGGTTTGAGCCGCTGCCCCCAGTGGAAACAAAAGCAGTAAGATTAGGAATTTCATAGTTGGTTCTTATCCTTTTGTTCTTTAGGACGACTGATACCGTAGGAAGCTAAAGTACCAGATAGAAGTGACGCTACAAACGTGGGATCCATCTTCTGTAGCATTCCCATGTATGATGCAGTCAATACTCCTGCGCTCCATACAAGCACAAGAGCTTTTACAATTTCACTGAAGAAATCATGAATGAAGTTCTTCGTTGTCTGCATGTTTCTGTTTACGGGTGAGTAGTTTCTTGATAAGAGGTTTCAAGACGCTCACTGTCCGTTTAAATACTGCAGTAGCTGTAAGGGTGGCTGCAACGGAGACAGTAGCTGTCGTTGTAGCCGTAGCCAAGATCTCGTTACTCGGTAACGGTACAGTAAGATCTGTACCAGGAATATCGACGTAACGGACCTGTGACGGGACTGGGGGTGGTTTAGGAACAGGAGGAGTGGGTGGTTTAGGTTTCTCCTCCGTTTGTTTTTCCTCGTCACTGTTAATACCGCGTACACCTGGCGGTGGACGAAGGTCGTTAGGAGGCACTACAAGCGGTTTGTAGGTGGGTAAAGTAGCTCGTGGTACCTCCAGTACCGGACGGGGTAGTAAAGGCGGCTCAGGGAGCCTTAGAACCGGCAGTACCGGCGGTGCTCCCAAGTCCATCAGCCGCCAAAGAGACCACGCTCGATGAAATCAACGGCTTGGTCATCAACAGTGTTATCAGATTGCTCAGCAAGTTTACGGAGCATATCGACGATAAGGCGCTTTACTTTGTCGCTATTAAGGAACGACATAAGAACGGGACGAATAAGTGCAATCATTGTTCTTAGGGGGTAAGTGGATTAGTAGGCCAAGGAGTTAGATGAGGCTCAGGGTTTGGTTTAGACGTTTGACTAACCTCGTCATAAACCTCAGCAGAATTAGTGACAAGAGCAACAAACTCTTCAAACGTAGAGGTTTGTTTGATTTGATCTTCCCGAAGACCGCTAGTAATGCGTACCATATCGCGGTACTGTTTAACGTCAGCAGGAACGTCAATACCAGTATCAGCCTTACGGATAATGAACCAGTCAGTAGGAGCAAACAGGCTTGCTGCAATCTCCTTTTGTTGACGGATCCATTGAGTCTTGAGTCCAGTGTTAATTATTTGAACCCCATCCTTATTAAGAACAGGGTCACCATTTTCATCAACAGCGGGTTCATCCTCAAGACGTTTCGGAAGATCGTGGTCCCAGTAGAAACGAGTGTCTACCGGCGGAGGATCAGGAACCCAAGTAATGCCAATAGCATCCTTTTGTTCTTGAGTAAGAACACGGGTCCAATTAGTAGGGTAAATCACGCCGTCCGCAACGAACGACTTGCCAGGTCTGAGTACCTGACCATTAAGTTGAAATGACATAATTGTTCGTTGTTGTTATCGTGCGGTAGCGGGCGAAACACCGGAGCCGCCTGTTGGATGTTCAGCGAAGGCGGCGAAGATATAAGTGCCACCGTTAGTATTAACAAAAGATGTTGCGCCTCTGATCTTGAATCCATTTGAAAGAAAGTCAAACGGCTGATCAGTTGATTCAGCAAGTGAATCATTGGGATACAAGGCTAATGTGGCAGCGTTGTAAGTATTTCTAGCTGCGTCATAAATACCCCAATAGCCTGCTCCAGTGGCCTTGAACATAATCCACCGTGGTCTAAACCCGCAGTACACAAACGGACCATCAGCGTTACCGTTGCCGGTGTAGCTGCCGAAGGACGAATACCCAGGGACTGAGTGCCATAAGTAAGCCACATAGTTGTAAGCCTGGTTCATGGACGTATTGCCCAGCGTGAACACAGAATTTGTAGGAGCTGTGTTGTTCCAGGTTGTGTCTGCGTAAAATCCTGAGGAGGTGTTCAGTTCGCCCACCTTCGTTGGCCCCTGATCGGCGTGATAGACGCGGTGTGCTGCTGAGCCTCTATTGCGGTTGCACACAATCATAAACTCGGGCGCTTCGCTCAGATTGTGCGAAACGTTCTGAACACCAGAGTTTCCCGAATAGGTAACAATGTCAAAACCGTTGCTTCGGTCAGCTGCAAGATTCCAACACCAAGCAACAGAGTTCCCAGAGGGTGCTGAATAAGCTGCTTCAGTCGTCTCCGAAGGCGTTGTAAGTCTAAGGTTTCCACCCCGCACCGAGTCAACCAACTGGTGCTGGTTGCTGTTGGCGCGGTCCTTGACCCACCACAGACCGTTGCTAAAGGTTGACTGAGCGGAGGAAAGGATGTTTGCTCCAGTGTCCAAAACCGTATCGGAATACTCCGACCCATCCGCAATGTCCGGCGAACTTAAATTACTGGTGTTTAGTGCTTTGTAGCCGGTCGGTGGGGTGTAGGCAAAGGCGCGTTGTCCAAAGTTGTAAACCCAAACATTTCTATTAGGATCGTTTGCCCAAGTCATTGGAACATAGTCATAGGCAGTATCAATGTCAGTAAAAGCGTTGCCTTGACTTGTGCCGTTTTTGTAGAAAGAAATAGTAGTGTTATCCATGTCAACAGCAACACCTACAATGTCGCCATTTGCCCAGCTTGATCCATAGCTAGAGGCAGTTCCAAGCTTGAATTTATCCCCATTAGCCTTGTAGCCATACATCGCGTCGCGCGCAGAAGTGTCGCTTGTTGGATCCCATGGAACTCGGCCAATGCCCATGGTTACATCTGTTTGTAATGCGTCTTGTTTTACTTCCCAGTACCACTTACCTGAAGATGGCAGCTTAAATGTGCCAGCGCAAAAAGTGTTGTTAGGAACGCTTGTTTGACTAGCAACTAAGTTACCGTCACTCAATACAGCAGGATCAAGATAGGTAGAGTTGTTGACAATAAGTGGATTCAACGTACACCAGTTCTTCGTCGGCGTGTCGCTCATCACGTCCGTACCAGTGCCGGAGGTGGTGAAGTTATTGGCGGTCCAAGTGTTGCTCAAGCCGCTGCTATCAGTGCCATCGCCGCTGGCAAACTTCAGATAGAACGAATTACCGGTGTAGCTGCCTGCGTACTTGATAGGACGCCAGACACCGTTGTCGTCTAGTTCGGCAAATTGATCAGGATCAAGGGCAGAGCCGTCGATGAAGTTGACCTCGGATAGGTAAGCGTCGAGATAGCGAGACTGTCCAATTTGTTTGCCAATGTTGTGTTCGACTGTGTTGTTAATATCTGTGTCTGTGTTTTGTGTGGGATATGATGCCGTCGCAAGATCAGTTACTTGTACGCCATTTATGTACAGTTTTGTCCTGTTAGACGCAGTTGCCTGAGTTGTGTCTATAACCGCAACAATGTGATACCAAGAGGATGGGTCACGGAAAAATTGAGTTGTTTGAATATTGAAGCCAGCATTATAGACAAAGATGCGATGCGCTGTATCGGGATCTTGCGAAAACGAAATTCCAGATGATGCAGAATTATTTGCCCAAAACAATGGCTGGTTGAATGTGCTTGTATTATTTTTGACAGTGTATTTAACCCACCCGCTCCACGTCCACGTCTTGCGATTCCCCGCACTAGCTGGAGTCCTGCTCAGGTACGCCGAATCCGCCGAGTTAAACCGCAAGCTCTGCTCGATCTCATAAGGGGCAGCACCTCCGCCACCCCAAAATTGTGCATGATTCATTAAGCAATACCCTCCGTCCAGTTACCAAGCAGGAACGTAGAAGAATCTACAATGTAGAACGGTGCAACAGCGGGGAACGTAGTTGGAGCAGTATAAGCACCACCTGGGAAGTCCCAACCAGTTGCAAACGTTGGAGCAGCAGTAACACGAATAAGACCGGAGAAACCAGCAGCACCGTTAGTAGGAAGTGGGATAGTGATAGCACCACACGTCCAGAAGTGACCGTTTTCTAGGTTGAAGTTACCGACACCTGCGGTAATTGTTTCTTCACCGTTAAACAAGCCACCAGTGTAGCTGTCGCTTGCATCAGCACGGATAAACTGTGATGCTTCAAGACCATCAACCTGATCAGCATTGATGTTTAGTGCATCAATATCTGCTTTAGTTTGGTCAGCGGTAGCACCAGTTTCAATACCGTCAAGCTTGGTGTGATCAGCGTCCGTAAAGACGTTGGAATCAGTTGCAGAGTCTACAAGGGTACGAATCTCAGCAGCAGTTTGATCGGCAGTAGCACCTACTTCAATACCATTAAGTTTGTTTTGCCAAGCATTGGTGAATGCATTAGTATCTGCATTACTCTCATATGCAGTTTTAATTTCCGAAGCAGTTTGATCAGCGGTAGCATTTGATTCAATACCGTCAAGTTTGGTACCGTCAGTAGCTACATCACGACCATCAACAGTCCCAGAAAGAGTGATGTTTCCAGTAATGTTTATGTTACCTGTACCAGTGATGTCACTACCGTTAACGTCAAGGTCACCACCCAGCTGAGGAGTAGGATCAGTTACAACGTCAAACGCAACGGAACCTGCACTAAACGACACAAAACCAGTACGTTGATCAGCAGTGAAGAAATCACCAACACTAAACTTACCGTTGTGGTCAGTGATAGCAGTCCAAACCTTACCACCATTTGACTCAACAATTTGGTTAGCATCAACAGGCACACCACCGTTCTCAGGCAATGCGTTGTAGTTAGTACCAGAACCAACGTACTCCATCGTATGACCACTAGAAGCGATCTGGGAACGGAGATAGAACGAAACAGCAGCGTCATCATCTAGGTCATCTGTAAGACCATCGTTGATGCTTCGGTTGTTAGTGTTAGGACGGCTAATAGTAACAGTCCAACCATTACCACCTTCGCTATCAGTGTTAGCCGTAGCAGACAACACAGGATAAGTTACAGTACCCGCAGTCGGGTGTGTAACGTCAACAAGCATGTTACCTTGCGGACGGGTAGCAGAACCAAACCAGCTAGCATCAGCAGTAGGTTCATTGATGTTAAAAGAAACAATAGGAGGATCGTTATCTACGTTACGAGTAACTGCACCATCTACGTTAGACGTAAAGATAGCAGTGGTAGAACGACCATCAGCAACAAGTGCTTCATCACCAAAGTCAGTGGTAGAAGCAGCCAGGTTAGCCTGACCACCATTCAGACACTTGATGTGATAACGGTTAAAGAATGCATAGCTAGAGGTAGCTTGGCAGTAACCGTTGTTAGTAACAAGGATACCAGGACCATTCAGTGCAACGTGGGTGTAGCTATCGCAGACCATAGACCGCAGGGGACTATCGTCGTGAGGAGTAGCACCGTTAATCAGCAGACCACCACCAGTAGGAGCAGAGTCAGTATCACCAGCAGCACCACCAGCAGGGTTATGTGCACTCAATGCATTGTTGTTAATCTCACTATCCGAGAAGTTAGTACAATTCTGGATGTACGGAGATTTAGTAACAAATGCATCATTATAGAATGCAGCGTTCCAACCTTGAGTCGTAGGCAGGGTAGCGTCAAGAGTGTTACCAGTACCAGAACCAGCTTTAATGCCAGTAAAGGTCATACTAGAAAGGTAACTACCGCTATTCAGCTCAAACAGGTTATTGGTTTCAGTACTAGGATCTGGGTGTACAATGCAGCTACGCAGTGCTTGACCGATGATAGAAACGTTACGACGTTTAATCTGAATAGGTGCAAGCTCTTGGTAGACACCAGGAGCAACTACCACAATCTGTCCATCACCATCACCAGTTACAGTGATCTGAAGACCAGAACCAGAACCGCCAAGAGACGCATTACTGGCAGACAAAACGTCACCAATGTAATAAGTGTTGACAAGGGGAGTACGGCTAGTCAATGTAACGGCAGACACAACACCAGAAGCGTTGACAGTGATGTTAGCAGTCAAGCCAGTGCCAGTACCGCCAGTCAAAGCAACGGAAGAGTAAGAACCCTCAACGTAGCCAGAACCACCGTTAGTCAGTTCAACATCAATTTCTTCGTTGATCTGGTTAATAGCAGCTTTAATAGTTTGCTTTGGTGCACTGATACGGTGACCAGTACTAGCGTCATCACCAGTAGGATCAACGTAAACAACATTAGTTTGTTCACGGAATGCACCACCAGAGCTAACAGCAGTCCAACCTGTACCATTCCAGATGGACACCGTAAGGTCGTCATCATTCTGGAGCCAGGTCTTACCTACTTGGTAATCGCTACCAGATGGTGTGGTCAGCTGAACAAGGGTGTCAAACCGCTTAGCAGCAGCACTAGAGGTGAAGATACTGGTGTCAGCAGGACTAGGAGAACCTGCGTTTTGCTCAGCAAGGTTGATGATGTCACCAGCTTTAATGCGGTCAAGATCAACAGAGCCAGCAGCAATACCCAAGGTAGTTTGACCACCAAGGGTAGTTTTGCTCAAACCAGTGCTATCAACAAGGATGTCACCAGTAATGGCATCGTCGATCATGTCGTCGATCTTAGCCGTGGTAGCAATCGTGGTGTCGTTGTTAGACCACGTATCGCTAGAGATGTCAATGTCAGCAGCCTTTATTCTATCGAGATCAATAGAACCAGACCCAAGACCAAGAGTAATAGTGCCGTCGCCATCATCGGTTATGGTGATACCAGTACCATCGGTACCAATATCATTAGTAATAGCAAGGTCAATGCGGTCATCAATCGCAGCAGTCGTGGCAATAGTATCGTCATTGTTCGGCCAAGTCTCCGAAGATGTGATAGTTTCACTTAGCTCATCTTGGAAACGGGCGTCGATAGCAGCAGTGCTGGCTACACGATCATCATCGCTTACCCAGGTGTCTGTGCTTTTAATGATTTCATCGGCTTCATCAAGAAACCGCTGATCCATAGCTTTGGTGGTAGCAATCTGGGTATCAGAACTAACCCACGTTTCGTCACTATGGATCGTAGCAGTTTCGTTGTCCCAAGTATAAGCTTTGATTTCCTGAACAGCAAAGTTGTTCTGTTCAAAGTTTTTATTAAGATCTTGAGCACGAATAGAAGAGCCAGCAAAGAACGTACTCTTCAGTGCATCTACGTTTGTGTCCCGATAAATACGAATCTCTTGACTACTGGTTGGAGTGGAACCAGAGTCAAAAGTAATCGTAGTAGCGTTGGCAAAAGTATAGAGATTAGTTTCTGCGGGATTTGTATCAGGATCATTAGCATCATAATACAGGGTCCCATCCACCGTCACCTTAATGTCGGTTTCGTCAAGGTATTCAAATGTAATGTTGTAGAGATTGTCACTTCTCCACGCCGGATAAATTTCAGGATTTACAGCCATTACGCTAATCAGTAATTGGGAATGGGTGGATTAACGAAGAAATTGTGTAGTCTTTTGGAAAGTTTGGTAAGTATTACGCTCACGTTCTTCCCGAGTTTGATACAGTACTTCGACTTCAGGATGCTTACGGCGTACAGCTGCCCAAGCAGCGTCACGCCACCTTTCAGCACGGTCGTTAATTAAAGTGTTGTGCATGTAAGCTTGCATAGGATCTTTAGAACGATCACCACGGCGAATATCGTCGTACATAATACGAACGGATTCTTTCACTTCTGGACGTTCAGCAAGACCATTCAGCTCGTCTTCAAGGCTCTTACCATTAACACGGTGCTTACCCATCTCCTCTTGAAACCAAGAACGGAATTGAGGATAGTCAGACAAGTCTAGACCATCAAACGACCGGGTAATAGCAAGGGGCATATCATAGTTACTGTTGTGCAGCAAGGTACGCCCAGGACTTTGTTCAAACCTAACATTAAAGGCACTGGTAGCGTTCCACATACGCTCCATAAAGTTCCAGTCACGAACAGGTTGACCGTTCAGCACATCAAACTTCATAGGCAGCGGTTCACCAGACAGCAGCTCACTGCTCAGGTTACGGTTACGAAGAGTCTCCCACCAGCTGTTATTGATCTCACGCATGTAAGGGTTGATAAGTTTACCCAGGTCACCACGCAGACCAGCCAACGGAATAGTGTTGTTAGCAAGACTTGCAAGAACCTTTTGTTGACGGCTAAAGTCAGTCGTAAACAGGTCAGCAAACTGACCAAGACCTTGCAGGTAAGACTTACTCATAGCACCTTGACCAACAGCCAAGGCAATCTCACCCATGCTCTTAGCACCCCACTCTGGTCCCATCAAACGGATAGAATCACCAGTGTTTGCAATAGAAGCAAGGATGTTGTTAAATGGTTCAAACAGCTCATAGCTGACCCAAACATTGCCAATCTTAATGCTACGGGGTTGCCAGCCAGTCGATTCCCAGATCTTACGTTGTTGAGGATCCAACGGACCATCACCAGTCAAACCACCGTTAAGGTAATGCAAACTAGCCATCGTAGTCAAGGTACCGCCAACAGCTTGGCGTCCAGCAATAAGAGCTTTAGCGTTCTCTAAATCTTCAACAGTGTTGATTCCGTATTTACGGACACCATCAAGGTTATCGGCGTTAGCACGGAGGATGTCAATAGACTCCTTATGAACCAAACCTAACAGCGGGGTGTTCTTGTAACTAACCATCAAACCGTTGATACCGGTACGGGCAAACCTAAAGAACGGAGCAGTGTAAGGAGTGGACTCCATCATGTTTTGAATAGCTGCACCAAAACCACTCAGGTCTTTGGTAAGAGTTGCTTCTTCAAAACTAGCTTGCAGATAAGCATCACTTTCAAAGTTCAGGTTACCGTTGTCATCAAGGTACTCCTTATAGAAGTTATCCTCATACTGACGAAGTAGGTTCTCATTAACTTCAGTAGTCTTACCCACTTTAGTGTCGTCCAGTGCTTGACGCATAGCGCGTTCACGAGCACGAGCACGTCCCATGATAACCCTAAAGGCGTCGTCACCAGCACTCAACGAAGACGAAGATGCAGTAGCAATGCGACCTAAAAGATTACGGGGATCATTAAGAGTACGAGTCCAATCAGCAATACCAAATGCAATCTGATCACCCATGTTACCACGAGTCATGGTCCAAGCTCGTTGAGCTTCCCAGTCATCATCAGCAACACGGCGAGATTGTTGGAAACGGTTTTGAATCGTCTTAACGTCACCTGCCCAGTAACTACCAAGGTTATTCTTAAACACTGCCCAAGCTTCAGGTACAGCTTGGAAATAAGCGTTTAGTGCAGCAGCATTTGCCCGAGCAGTGTCGGTGTCAAGCCGTGCAAAACCACCAATAGTGTGAGCAACGTTACGGAAGAACCCAGAGCTAAAGGTACCGATGATAGCACGTTGAGGAGTTTTAACACTACTCAGCATACTGTTGACTTGCATCGAAGCAAGTTCTCTAACAAGATAACCAGGCTCTTGAGTAAGACCACCACTGGTCAGACGGTTACGCATAAATGCGTCAAGGTCCATCCAGTTTTGAGGTTTATCAGCCTTAGCGAAGACATCAGCCAAAGCAAGAATAGTATCGTTATCCTTAGCATTCTCTGCCAGCTTCATCATCATGTTGACAACAGCTTCAGATTCAGCACGGTAAGCCTCGGTGACTTCTGCAAGTTCTGCTTTACCTTCAGGTTTGTTGGCAAGCAGCTTACCACGTAGGCTTTGACCACCACTACCCCAGATGTATCGTGAACGTTTAACGTTAGTTAGACCAACAATAAGTCGATCAGCAATAGTTTTAAACGGACCATCAATATCCCGGAGATCAGCAATCTCAGCAAGCTCTTTACTAGCAAGTCCAAGGTCACGCAGTTGACTAAACAGTGAAGCGTTAACCATGTCAGCCATGACAACGTTTTCAGTCAGCCAAGCTGTAGCACCATTAGGGTATTGAACTGCTTCATCAAAGAATGGTTTCCAGAAGTCTTCTGCATCAACAGCAGTTTTATCCCGACCAAGAACCTCTTGAATACGTTCAAACGAATAACCGTAAGCTTCTTTAAAGCTCTTACCCAGTTTACGTGCTTCCTCAACAGCAAACTCAAACTCACTTTCTTTCATCAACCGCTTAGCAAGAGTCTTAATCTCACTCTCTAGCATACCGGATTCAGTCGCCATTCGACTGGCTTGAACCGGCGTAAACATAGAGTCGGTAGAACCTGCACCATCAATAGGATAGGATTCATGAAGACGTTTGGTTTGAGCAGCCTGATCCACAACGGAATCAGCCATAGAGTTAGGAGCACCTTGCCACGGATCAGCCATGTCAGGGTTAGAGTAAGCACTAAACTTACCAGTTTGAAGCATCTCAGCTTCGGTTTGAAGATCAGCTTTAAGAGATTCGATCTCAGCCAATGCTTGATCCTTTTGTGGACCATCAGGCATACCCTTTGCTTGAGCCTCAAGACCATTCAATGCTTCGGTAGCTTGCTGCAGATCAGCAGTTTGCTGAGGCAGATTAGCTTCAATTGCATCGTTTTCTGCTTTAGCTGCTTCAAACTTCTGGTTCTCAATGTTAGCACGACGCATCTCGTCTAACCGAGTACCACGGTTCTCTAAAGCAGTGTCAAACCGCTTTAAAGTACGACCAATAATGGCATCAGCACCCATACCTTCAAGTACGTTTTTAAACGTCTTCATCAAAGGGTGGTCGGTTTCTTTAGTCGCAAGGACGCCTAACACCGGCTGAACAACCGGACTTAGTGCTTCACCTACCCAGGGTACTTTCTTAATAAGTTCTTTTTCGTACAACTCTTGGGATAGGTTACCCTCTTGAGAAGTGGACGAAATGACACTACCAACAGCACCGATAGCAACGTCCCCTCTAACAGTAGTAGGAGATGGGAGCAGTTTACCAGCGGGAGAACGAGAAATAGCTCTACCCATGCCATAGAAATGGACACCGGTTTGCATCAGTTTACCCCACCAAGTCCTTAGCTTGGGATCATACTCAGACAAACTGAGGGGATCAAAGTCAGGGGTATACTTACCTTTTTCTTTTACTTCACGTTCATAGGCACCAGAAGCCATGTCAACGACACGTTCTGGGAAAGTAAGAACAGAAGACCAAGTTTTAGCGGTACCACCTTTGATCGCATCAAACATCTCATAGGTGTTATCAGTCAGATCATACTGACTAGGATCTTTCGCCTTACGGGCGTTTTTCATCCAAGTGCTGTTGATGTCTGCCCGTTCCATCATGGCATACGGTGCAAGATCAGCTTCAGTCGGCTCAATACCGTTGAGTGCGTTCAGGTAACCTTGAGATTGTTTGTAAGGAACTTTCTTTTGAGGTTCAGGTTTCTCAGGTTGAGGTGCTTCAGGATCAACAGTCCGTTCTTGTTCCTTGAGTTTCTTTTGTTCTTCTAGATACTCAAGACCAGCTTGAAGAGTATCATCAATGTTATCAAGAATGGGATCCATTATTTACCTCCCTTAAGTTGATTTTGAATGTACATACGGAGATTTTTGAATCCACGGTAAGGGGTCATACTGTTGCTACCACGAGGAGCAGGTGCTAAGAAATCAATACTAGCGATGGTTCCATCTACAGAACGAACACTGCCGCTGCCACCTTGCTTACCAAGAACTTGACCAGCGGCTACACGTTGACCAACTTTAAAGTTAGGTTTAGAGTCAAAATGGGCATAAAGAACGTCTACAGTCTCACCTGTTTGTGGGTCTTTAGATTCAACCACAACAAAATGACCATACCCAGATCCATCAGGATTAACTTGATAACGGACATCTTTTACAACACCGCCAAGAACTGCTGGGAATTGCTTGTCTTCAAAATAAACATCCATACCAGGCTGTCCACCAGCACTCTCCATAACAATAGAGCTTACTTGAGGAGCATACTCTGCAATCGGTTTAGCAGGGCGTGGATTAAAACTACCTTGAGGGTCATCCATAATCTGTCCCCTACGGATGCGATTAGGCGTAGCACCAGAGCCACGGATGAATCGTTGAACCGCTGGACCTTGAGCTTCGATAGCTTCCTGCTTTACAGTTTTTTTGAGATCTGTTCCATAGATAGATCGGTGGAGTTCATTTGCAAAATCCCAACCGGTTTTGTTTGTGGTACTAAGAGCAAGGGTATCAAAAATTGGATCATAGCTTTGTGCCCTACCAGCGTTAAAATCTTCTAAGTTTTTCTTAATAGCATCCGACCATAAATCAGGTTGCTGGAAGATCTTTTCACCTTTTTTAAGTCGGTTGATGTAACCGTTAGTTAGCTCAACACGAGCACTGTGATCAGGGGCAGCGGGTAGTGTCTTGTAAACACCGTCTTTGTAGTTCTTCTCAACCTTAGCCAAAGCACCTTCATGGGCATCAGCATGGTTTTCAACACCAAGAGTCCTTAGCAGACGTTGACGCTCAACAAGATAGTCAGCGTAGGCACGGTCATAACGTTTGTTCCAATCCGTAGTCTTTTCGTCACGTCCACTTTGATTGTTGTAGAAATCGTTAGTCAAAGACGTAACACGAGCCTTACCACGTACAGCGTAATCACCAGCAAACTTGGCGTACTCTGCATCATCACGAACCGCTTGACCATAAGCAGTCACCACACTTTGTGGCATACCCTCAAGGTCTTCTGCAACAAGATAACCACGACCATTTACAGAACGCAGATAATCAAGTTTCTTTTTAGCTTCATCAACGTCAATTTCTTCACGAGTTTTATAGTCGTCATAGAAACTGAAAGCAGATGGGTCGTTAATACCCGTTGACTGCATGACTTGTTTACGCCGTGCATCAAGTTGATCTTGAGTAAGAACAATACCTTGAGCTTCTAGTTCAGCAACTTGATTCCAGAAATCTTCTTTGTCAGCTTCAATGATCCGTTTTCGTTCATTCTGTTTTTCGACATATTCAGCGTTATCAGCATCATTGATTTTATCCCACGTACCATTTTTACCAAAGATACGGTTACGATAAAATTTAGAATGAGATGAACCTTTGGGATCATTAGCTGCAGACTGTTCAATAGCCGAACGGAATTGCTGGGTGTTTATTTCCTTAGATTTCCGTAGTGACGGAAGGATCTCCTGGTAAACCATATCCAACGCATCCCCATAACTGCGGATACCTTTAGGACCAAGAGTACCGGCAATCTCACTGACAAGAGCGTTGATGTCTAAATCATTCTTAAAGCTTTCAATGGCAGTATTAACACGTAAATCTGATTTCCTAACAAGACCACGTTCTTGTACTTTAGCACTAAAGGCTTGATTAACGTCGGTAATACCATTATTGTAGTCGCTTAAAGCCTCTTTACTAAACTGATCAACACCAGTTTCAAGGTCATACATTCGTGCAGCAGCATCGAGTGCAATACCTGTTAAAACTTCATCATCATCAATTTCGTCGGGGGTAAATGAACCACCACCAGGACGAGGAAGTTGAATTGTTTTACTGGTAAGAAATTCAGTCAGATATTTTTGATAGCTTTTCTTACGATTAGCAAGGTAATTACGCATACCTGCTACACGTTGGTAAGCAGGCAGGCTCTTAATATACTCAAGTGCTTCAGGAGGTGCACCGTTTTTGTGCATATCCAAAGCCACATCAGTAGCTTCAGCACTTTCCTGTTTTAAAGTATTGATACCAGTATTAAAATTAGCTTGTTTTACTGGATCAACACCAGCTAAACCAAGGCTTCTAGTCTTAGCATTACCTTCAACCATTTGGTTGGTAATGTAAGCCTCACCAAGGTTCTTAGCCAGCTCCATAAACTTAGGAGAAAAAGCAGCTAAACCCTCATAGGTTTGAATCTTTCTTTTTAGATTAGCTTCGTTTTGAGCCTGTTGTTGTGATTTAAGATTAGCAAAGTTGCGATCAACTTGCTCCATGTTTTCCCGTAGGAACGGAGAAATGTCAGGTGCTTGACTTGGCGAAAAACCTTGGCTTTGCGCGGCACCTGTAAACAAACTCTCCTCTTGAAATTCAGCCATAGTTTAGTTAACCGTAATTAGCTTGACCTGGAACACCAAGGAAGTTCATTCCTTTAGGAGTTACACTAAGACCAGTTTGGAATGCTTGCATACCAATCCCAAGTACATTAGATGCAGTTTGGAACCCACTAGCACCAACAGGAGCTGACATGGGAGTAGGAGTAAATGTAGCTGCCGTAGGAAGCACAGAAGTTTGAGCAATAGCCAGTTTATTCTGAGCTTTAAATTGCTGCTCTACACGTTGTCTACGGAAAGTAGATGCAACGTTTTCACTCATCAATTGATCAACAAGTTGAGCACGGCTACGTCCGTAAGCACCAAGAGTAGCAACAGCAGCACCACGTTTAGCACTTTTACCGTACACTTCCCGAGCAGCTGCTGTACCCATAGCCTCAACTAACATCTTCTGCATCGCCTGACTTTTATAAGCAGCACGATCATAGATGTCATTTAGCCGCATTTGTTCAGAAGTCCAAGACGCCTGAGCTGCTAAATAGTTATTTTCAATCTGTTGCTTTGTGTAGTCTAGCTTAGCATTGAACTGTGCTAGGATTTGTTTGTTTTGCTGATCAACCCTAAACTGGTTGATAATGTTATTGTAAGTAGTGTTGTAAGCTTGGTTGTAAGCTTGTTGGGTTGCTACTTTGTCCTGTTGGATCATGTTAGCAATGCCAAAGGCAAGCTGACCGCCAGCAAGAGCTAGACCTACAGGGTTAGCGAATAGACCACCACCAAGATCACCACCAGGAGGTTTTGGTTGAAGATAATCTGCTGCGCTTGTCGGGTTTACTGATCCCATAATCGTACAATCTCTATAGAGTAAACATTGTCAGGTCCATCCGGGAAAACCCGTAGTACCTTAAAACCTAAATACCTAGCTAAGTTAATTAGATCAGTATTTTTAATATCAATAGTAGTCCAAAGATAAGGACGGTTAATGTGTTCCATTAACGCTTTACCGAATCTTACTGTTGTTCTTGGATTCTCTTTGACTTTATTTGTCATTTGTATCCAAACGGCGTTGTCGTCCGACACACCATAAGCTCCATATAGACTCCCATCTGGTCCATAGATAAGATAGGAGTCATCTTCATGGATGTACAACGCTAAATGCAAGATAGGGTGCTGCCCAACTCGTTCAAAGTCAAGTAGTCCCCTACCCAGCATTTGACTGGTAAGCTCTAGTACGTCGTTAATGTTAGCTGGTTTAAAGGTAAAACCACGGGTGGATGTAGTCATTAAGCTCGTCTATAGAAACCTGTGTTGTACCGTCCTTCCCAATTCAGACTAAGAAGAGTCACCGGCAAAGGTGAGTCCCCGATAATGCTAAGAGAAAGGTTGTCGTTACGTTGATAAATTGGTACCGTGTGAACCGCATCAGCAGACAAATTAACGTTGTTCAGATCATACACATTAGGCTGGACAGCTTCAATGGTTTGATCCCATTCAGGACGACCAGTAATGTTGATTTGATACTTAACAGGACCGCTAAGACCGGTAGACACTTTGATACGGTGAATAATAAGATCAGAGGTAAAGTCAGAAATAGCAGCTTGACCTTCTACCTGGGTAACAAAGAACTTAGGAAGATCAACTTCCATGTTATAAATGTACCCAATGATCAGATCACGTCCACGGTAATCGCCAGTAATGTCCGCGTAATACCCGTCTGCATCGCTCTCTACGGTGGGGTAAAGTACTGCGCCTACCGATGCACTAGTAAGAGCATCAGAAGCGCCTATGTAGCGTCCTAGGAGCACTACAGAGAGGGTTTTACCAGTGACGTTACTGTACGGTAACCGGATTCGAGTAACGTCTGTACCGTCAGAATCTGGATCGTACACTCGATAAGGGTTGATATTCCAAAGGTCAAGGCAGACATCAGTCTTTTCTCCAGTAGGTAGGGTCAGATAACCTTCTTCACTAGCCTGTGTCAAATCATAAGATTGAACATACACATTGCTACCATTGGCAACAACAGCGTAGTAGGTACTAATGTCAAAGAATTGATCCAACAACGTACCAGTCAAATTCCACTTGTACCACGTATTAGCACCACGCTGCTCTCCTTGCTGCACAAACCGGTACTGATAAACAGTACTACTGTCAGTTGTTCCCATTGAAATAAGGGACAAGGCAGGTGATGCAATCATGTTATCAACAGTAGCAGGCATTAGCTCAGGTACATACTGAGTCTGCTCTACCATTGCAGGTGGGTTATTGATACTAATGTTACCAATCTCATACAACCTGCTATACAATGAGGTCTTAGAAAGGAACGCAAGACTAGTACCAAGGGTAACTGCCTCTACATTTGGATCACACTCATAACTTGACAACTCAGTAATCTTAACAGTTTTAGGACTGAGGATGTCATCATTACCAGCAATCAAGAACTGTTCAGTATCACTAAACAACACAAGACCAGCACTGGTAGGTCTCACGTACCGTAGATTAACCGGTTTAACCGAAGACGCACTGACATCAATCGGATCATCATCACTAACGGTCAAAGCAGTCGTAGCAAAGAAGTTGAAATAATCACCTGCTTTACTGAGGATCACTGTTTCATTAGCCAAGAAGCCTAGACGGTTTCTATAAAAGAAAACGTTGTTAATTGTAGTGCCAACAAAACTTGGATCAGGGTTAGTTGTCAGATCACCGATGTTCCGATCTTCCCAAGAAATAGGTCCAAAGGTAAAGGAACCATCAGCATTACGAACAAATTGATGAGGTAATGTTTGAGCGTCAAGACGATAGGTAATACCCCATGCAGTAGATTCTTCCCAAATGCCAGGACCAGAATTAGCACCGTCATCAGCAATAAACTCAACATACATGTCATCAGCGTCAATATCAACACTGTTGACAACCTTTACTTTATAACCATCTTTACATTGCAAAGGAAGGTCAGCAACATTAGAGACCGACTCAGTGAAGGTAAACACAGAGTCTTCACCAGGACCGCCAACAGCAGTAATGGTGAAAGCAGCGTTAGCACTGATGTACATACCAGGACCAATCGCTTCAGCAGCAAAGGTAGTAGTACCGAATGTTTGACCGTCGATAGCAGTCACAAAATTAGCAACTAGTGCGCCAGCATCACTAGGTCCGTTAACATTAGCTCGCTCAGTCCCATCAAGGAAGATTTTATAATGACCTTGACCAATAACTTTAGTAACAAAGAAAGCTTCGTTAGGACGTGCAGTGGTTGTGATCGTTTCCATTGCTACAGCCTTTGCCTTGTTAAGAACAAAGGTGTAGTCATTCAGGGTGAGAACTTCAATGTCAGCAGCAGTAGCACCATTGAGATAACCATCGCTAGGAATCGAACTAACAACACAAAGATCTAACTCATCTTGGTAATCAGAAAGAGCAGTAGCTTCTGCAGTTACAGCGTTATCATAGTTCGTCTGAGCCGTGTTCATTGCGGTCTCAGCATCTGTTAAATCAGACTCAGAACTAGTAGCTGCAACAGTCAGAATAGCTTCATAAACACGATAACCTTGAGCAGCCAAGACAGGATACTCATCGGTATACTCCGTACCAACAGCATAGTTAGCTGGAAGTGTTGTGCTGTTATCAATAATGGTACCAGCATTTCTAACAAGATACCTGCCTTCAGCATTCCTTAAGATACCTGAATACAAGTATTGATCAATTACATGCTGCTCATTAGGAGGTTGATAGTAGTATTTAACTTCAAACAAAGATGTTTGAGTCTCTGATCTACCAGCTAGAACCTCAGCATAGTTAGCTTGAGCAGCATGAAGATCAGCAAGTTCTGTTGCTGTAGTCTCAACAGCAGTATTGTAGGTAGCTAGATCAGCCTTGAGATTAGTGAGATTACAAGCTCCGGCATGGACAACATCAGAACCCATATCAACAGCTCGTGGTGAGCCGTCTAACAGGTTCCAAACACGGAACTGGTTATCATCATATTGAGCAACATACTTTTCCTGTGGATCCCTCAGGATTGAAAACCACTTACCATCAGGAGTAGCGCCTTGAAGATCAGCTTGAAATTGTCCGCCTGGGCGCTTAAGAAGACCAAGAGCATAGTCTGGGAATGCATTCACACAATCCTTAAGTTGTCCAGGAAACTTACGGTTATCTGGTTGTTGTGAAATGCCAAGTAGAAAGTTGGGTATCCTTTGGGTTACAGTACTCATCGCATCAATGCTTGGAAAGGTTGGTAGCTGTTGTAATAATTTGCACCATCACTAAATCCAAACATAGAGTAGTCGCCTTGATTACAATCGTATTCAATAGCAGCAGCTCGGGTTTGGAGTTCTTGTTCTTGGAGCAGAGCATTAAGCTCACGGTCACCTACCATTTTGGTAGAACACATGCGAGCAGCTCGGGCAGTAATATAAGCTTGAATAGCAGGTGGAACGTCGGTAAAATTAAAATACCAAACTACATCAGCACGGATGTTACCAGTAAATTCATAGGTATGATTTAGGCGATCATACAATTTATTACCACGTTTCACCACATCATACGCTTCTTTGTGATACGGTACATTTGTATCAATTTGAAGCATATTACTTGGATAAAGAATAAAATTAGTTTCAGTGTCAGGAGATAGTTCGTACTGACGTTCAGTATTGAAGGTCCAACCTTCAGCTTGAACTTGACGATTTGTTTCCCGGAGGGTGTTGAGTACAATAGATACTTCAGGGTTCTGGAGATCTAGTGTGGTGACAGGTGCCTGTCCCACTGAGCTAAGTATTTGATTTACAGCATCCAGTTCGGTGGACACAGCATAAGTAGGAAAGGGCATAGTTACCTATCACAAAGTAAAAAAAAGGGGAGCCGAAGCTCCCCCAGTAATAACCAGAAATAATCAGGCAAAAGCAGCGTCGCCAGAGGCAGCGCCAGCAAACAGTTCCACACAAGCAGCGGGGTTCAGGTAGTCAGCACCCATAGCCAGGCGACCAACGATCACATCACCCTGATACAGGATAGAGGTGTCACCGGAGGTAACTTGGACTTGAGGACCGATAGCCTCAACACAACCAGCAGCTTCGCGCTGGAAGATCAGACCGCAGGACTTGCTGAACTCAGAACCAAGACCATACTCGTTCTGCTCACCGTAGGAGCCAGAAGCAACCTTATCAGCATCTTCCATAGCGTTGTCGATGAAGTCACCCAGGTTACCAGGAGCCGCAACACCAGTGTCGGTGGTACCGCCGGTCGTGCCGAACTTGGTACCGTAGTTGCTGAAGAAAGGAATGTTGGTAGACTTGTAGATGTCGATACCAGCAATGCTCATGATGCCCTTACCGGACTGCAGAGCAGTACCAGTGACATCACGGTTGATCAGGCTGTTGCCAGTCACGTTCTGAATCAGAGCGTAGTACTGACGAGGAGTCAGGACAGCAACACGACCATCTTGGGACACACCCTTCTCATCCAGCGCAGCGGCTGCATCGAAGAAGGCGTTAACCAGAGCATCGGCGTCATAAGCATCCGAGAAGTTAGCAGTGGTGCCAACACGGACCTGAGTACCACCAGGCTCTTTGTAGTCAGTGGCAGACACAGGCGATGCATTACGAGCACCGTTGGTGATCGAACGGAAGATCAGGCGGTCATACTTCTCAGCGAGAGCATAGCCGATCTTACGGGAGATCTCAGAACGCAGGTCATAATGGGCAAGGACCTCATCCAGCTCGTAGACGAATGCCGAGCTGATCAGCAGGTCGTCAACGGTAATGGTCTTTTCAGCCACCGGAGGTGCCTGGTTGGAGTTGCCCAGGATGCTGTTACCAGGAGTGTGGTACTCAGCACCAGTGCGACCGGTATAGATGAACTGCATCGACTTTCCGTTACGGAGAGTCCGCTTCATCACAAGGTCACGAGCGATAGTCTGTTGTTGGAAACCCTTGAACATCTCACCGCTGAAAAGCTTGAGATAAAGGGCGCGTTGGTCTGCACCAAAATTAGATGCACCCAGCTCAGTAAGATTTGCAGGGGCATCAGTGGATTGAAATGATCCAGGATAAGCCATTGTTAAAAAAGGAGAAAAGTTAAAGTACTTGCTCCCAAACGTTTGGAAAAATTTTTTGTAGCGATATGTTGTGGTCTATCCCACCGTCTAGACGGCAAAGGGTATCTCCGTAGAGGCCAATGCCAATAGGTAAGGGAGGGTTTGCACCTCCCAATGCCGCTTTAACGGACTACCGTTTTAGTGTAAGAAACGCCGCGATACTTGTAAGTGACTTGAACAGCCATGATAATCTCCAAGTGTTTGACCCCCGTTCCATGATCAAACTTCATGCGTCCCCAATGGGATGAACGGACGGCGTTAATTATACACCCTTGATGGTTCCAAAGCTCATACCGTAGTTACGGTACATCTTGTTCAGACGATCAAGTTCCTTAGCAGCAGCAGGAGTGCCAGACTGCTTAAGGGTTTTAGCGTAGTCACGCAGGATTTGTTTATCATCAGATGACAAACTACCTGCAATTTTTAAACCATTTTCTTTTTTAGGTTTAGGAAGGTTCTTCATAATTACCCGACTGTGGGGGCGGATAGAGCCACCGGAGTTGCCTCAACAGAAGCAAGGTCCAGAGGGAAGTTGTGTGCGTTTCGTTCGTGCATGACTTCGAATCCAAGGTTGGCTTGGTTAAGAATGTCTGCCCAAGTACGAACAACACGTCCCTGACTATCAAGAAGGGACTGGTTAAAATTAAAGCCGTTAAGATTAAAAGCCATCGTGCTAACGCCAAGGGCAGCGAACCAAATACCAACAACAGGCCAAGCAGCCAGAAAAAAGTGTAGACTTCTGCTGTTGTTAAAACTCGCGTATTGAAAGATGAGTCGTCCGAAATAGCCATGGGCTGCTACGATGTTGTACGTTTCTTCTTCTTGTCCAAACTTATAGCCATAGTTTTGAGACATCTCTTCAGTCGTTTCCCGAATAAGAGAAGACGTGACAAGGCTACCGTGCATAGCACTAAACAAGCTACCCCCAAAAACACCAGCAACTCCAAGCATATGGAAAGGGTGCATGAGAATATTGTGTTCAGCTTGGAAGACCAACATGTAATTAAACGTGCCGGAGATACCGAGTGGCATTGCATCAGAGAAAGATCCTTGACCGAAGGGGTAGACGAGGAACACTGCAGTAGCTGCAGCGACAGGAGCGGAGTAGGCAACGAAGATCCAGGGACGCATCCCTAGTCGATAGCTAAGTTCCCACTCTCGTCCCATGTAAGCATAGATGCCAATGAGGAAGTGGAACACGGTGAGTTGGAATGGACCCCCGTTGTACAGCCATTCATCAAGTGAACTAGCTTCCCAAATTGGGTAGAAGTGAAGTCCGATGGCATTGCTGCTCGGAATGACGGCTCCCGATATAATGTTGTTTCCATACAACAAGGAGCCTGAAACTGGTTCGCGGATTCCATCAATGTCAACAGGTGGTGCGGCAACGAATGCCACAATGAAGCAGATGGTGGCGGCAAGTAGACACGGAATCATCAGTGTCCCAAACCAGCCTACATAAAGACGGTTGTTAGTAGAAGTAACCCAGTCACAAAACTGGTCCCAGGCATTCTTCTGCTGTAAAGCAATTGTTGCAGTCATTTAAGTTTGTCTAGGAAAGTATAAGCATACTTCACCCTATTACCTTTAATTCCCCAACCCAACCAGTAGTAAGCTGCGTTCATGTAATAGGGGAGTTGCTGGTAACGAGTCTGAAATTGATCCAGCTCCTGACGGAACTGAAGTTCGTTTATCATGTAACGGGTTTGCCCTTTCAGACTACTAGGATCGCACCCATATCTTTTACAGAAACTGCCCAGACCATGATAACGTCTGGGCGTGGTCCATTGAATTAAACCGTACCCGCCACGAAGGCAGCGATCGTAAGGAACGATAGCACCACCCTCGCAGACGTTATGACGGAAACCTGATTCCTGTTGAATGTTACCCATGATCACCGCCAGGGCAACTTTATCTTTGATCTCCGCTTTAACTTGCAGTTGTTCTAGGACGTACTGTTGCGCCGGGGTGCATTGGGGACATTCAATCATAATAATCAGAACTTATACTTCACACCAACTTTGGTGCCATAGGAGTTAACAGTGTCAGCAGCGAAGCTGATCTCACCGTAAATGCCAAGCTTCTCAGAAGCTGCGACAGAGCCACCAGTTTTACCAGTGAACTTAGTATCTGCTTCGCCACCATCAGGGGAGATAACAGAAGGACCAGCTTGGATGTAATAGCCAAGCACACCGGAAGAACCTTCGTAACCAACGTGGAAGTCGGTAGAAGTACCGGAGTAGTCGGAACCAGTGAAGCCGCTGTTAGCTTCAACGTTCACGTAAGGACCAGCGATTGCAGGAGCCATCAGACCATGTGCAGCGCCGAGGAGGAGACCGGAAGTGATAATAGCTTTCATTTGATTTTGAGTTTGTTTTTCTTAGCAGTTTGAGCGGAGCGTTTAAAGTTAGCAGCCGTGGGTGCTCCTTTAGACCCAGGCTTCCTCATTTTTTCACCACTGCCAGCAGCAATACGTTTGCGTTTGGCGTGGATGTTTGCGTAAAGACCAGGCTTAGCCATTACTTTTTCGTCCCTTTCTTAGGGGGACGACCTTTCTTTGAACCGTAGGTTCCTTTACCTTGAGGCATTACCAGATACCAGGAATGATTTGTCCAGTCAGCGCGTAAGCGCCAAGAGCAGCCATGATGCCAAGCATAGCAAGGCGACCGTTGAGCTGCTCAGCTCGTTCGTTATGTGGGACACCGTAGGGATGATCAGTCATAATGAGGGGTGGCTCTTTGGCCCAGATGTTAGTGTCGTTCATTTAGAATTTAAGTTCGGAGCGGGCAAGCTTCTGCATAATCTCATCACGATATGCAGGGTCACGATCATACTTAGGATCGGACATTGCCCGCACTACCTCTGCTTGACTCTTGAATGTGTCAGCAGGGGCAGCAGTTTTACCTTGAATCATTTTACCTTCGTAACCGTTTGCGTCAGTGTAACGTGCTTGAAGACCAGCGAGTGCCAGGTTAATAGCAGCAACGTTACCAGAATCGACAACGTTATCGAAGGCTTGGATCTCAGCTTCAGAGAAGTTTTGTGCTGCCCAACCAACTAGTTGTTGATAAGCAGCTTCACCACCTACAGAATTTTGGATGGTGTTGATATCACCTTGTGACAACTCAACGGTTTGAGGAGCATCAAAGGTAGGAAGATTTTGTTCGTACTCAAAGTAAGCTTGAACAAGTTCCTTACTGGACATCTGCTCAAACTGAGCAAGAGTCTCAGCACTCAATTCGCCATTCGAGTTGAACTCTTCCGCAGCTCTACTAATGGCTTCGATTTGCGTAGAATACTCAGACCGTTCTTCTTGTTGATCTTGCTGATCTTGAGGTTCTGGTTCCGACGTTTCTTCTTCATTGCGTGAACCAAGTTTCTTTTCAAGTTCGATGTAAGCTTTTTCAAGCTCTTGTGCATCTTTGTACTTTCCAGCCAACCGAGCATTAGCTTGGTTGATCATCTCTTCTCCAATAGCCAGAGATTCAGCTTGGTCAGCTTCCATTGCACTGACTACTTCTGGATCACCAGCTGGATCATAAGATAAAATTTCTGCCATAATTATTGCATTGGGGGAATGACATCCTCGCCCATTGCCGCGTTCACAGTCTCAGCTGCCATCGGGTTTTTGGACGGATCTGCCAGGGGTGATTTCATCAGTTGACCTGCTTGTTGCATCATCATCTGATCTTCTTGTGCTTGTGCAGCTTCAGCTCGTTCTTGCTGAATCTCTTCCATAGACTTCACAAGGTTCAGCACGTCGATACCTTGTGCAGCTGCCAGACGTTTGATGGCTTCATCAGCATTGATGTATTGCATCAGTGCCTCAGGTCCAAGCGTTTGAGCAATGGTCATGATGAATGCAGTGAGAGACTCACGATCTTGTCCACGACCAAGAGCATTGATACCAGCAACAATGGTTGGACTTACTAGATCCTTAGGGATTTTAGGAAGCTGTCCACTACGTTGCAGTACCAGCATCTTGCGGTTCAAATAAGGCAGCAAGAATTCAACAGTCAGCAGGGAGAATAGTCCACCGAGTTGTTGTTCAAGTTCAAGTTGAGTGAGGCGAACCTCTTCTGCTGTAACTCGTTCTGCTTGTCGGACGCTCATGATAAGGAATGCATCAGCCAAGCGTCGCTCAAGCTGTTGCATCATAGTCATGGCAGTGTTGAAGTCAGCAGTCTTACCTACTTGGATAACACCGATGTCATCGGGACGACCTTGAACGATCGCACCGTTGCCTGCCTTCGCCAGCGTCTGTGCTTTAGTCGTGCTTGAGGGTGATACCACGAAGACGACCTTAGCGGCTGCTGCAGAGCCTTCTACGAGTGCCTGGGAGAGTGCATCAAGCGACTTAAGATCTCCCAAGAATTCCTCAACTCTACCCCGTCCATAGTTTTCGCCATCGACAGAATTGAAACGCAGTACAAGCCAAGGACTAGCATCCTTTGGAGCTTTGCTATCGGAGCCGGGAATCTTTTTACCATAGACCTCCTGATACCATAGCCAACGGTTGTTGTCTAAACGTACATGAGTATAAACTTCTGCATCGTTTTCAGATGAGAAACTCTCTTGAGTAACCGGAGGTGGTTCTTTGAGAATTTCTTTTGGCAGAAGGTTTTTGTTAATAAGTTCTTTGGTTACGATCTCAATTACGTTACCGTTACCATCTCTATCGACAACGTAGCGATTTAGTGGGTAATGTTTCAACCCCTCCTTACCCATGTAGATCAGGGCATTACCGCCAACCACCAGATGCTTAAGAGCTTGGTGAACAACGACACGATCACTGGAAGCAGCAATCGAATCCATCACCATACGCTCCATCTTGGCAAAGCTAAGATCAAGTTCCGAACGCATTTCAGGTGGAAGCTCAGCTCCCAACTTATCGTCACGTACTTGAAATTTAAAAAACGTAGTTTGAGGAGGTAGGAGGGACAGCATCAATTTAGATGCTAGTGTCACTACACCCTTTGCACCTACGGATTGCCAAGGTTGCTTGAGTGATTGATGGGTAACACGGAACTCATCACGTTGGATGAGGTAAGGAATGGTGAGCTTTGAGCACTCAACCGCTGTGTCTAGAAACTGTGAACGGTAGCTGGATAGATGATCGTACCTGCTTTTAGCGTTCATTTAATTAACCAATACTAAGGCCACCACCGGAGCCACCTCCGATGTTAAGGGGAATACGAAGAGACGCCGCACCACTACCCATTGCACGAGTAGTTTGACGACGAGAACGAGAGGTACGAACACCAGTGTTCTCTGCACCAACAGTACTTTGCAGAACTCTAGGTGCTTGAACTTCTCGCATTGCTTTGGTTTGAGCAAGCATGGCTTCACGCTGAGCCTTCATTTGCTCTTCCATCATTCGTTGCTGTTGTTCCATCATAGCTTTTTGGCGATTAGCTTCTTCGTTAGCTGATCGCATTGCTTCTTGTTGTGCGTGATGTTGACGCCTACCTGCGCCCATGATTAAGTCTCCTCATCGAGTCGGTTTTCAATCCACTCTACAACACTACGTTGCCCAGCACGATACATGATGTGACCAACGCTTGTGTCAGGAGTGGGGTTAACTGGTGGAAACACATCTTCTAGTTCTTCCAAAAGACGTCGGACATCAAGTCCAGGTGTATAGGGTAGAGCCATAACAATTACATTGCGCGATTTCTGCGACGGATACTACTGGCTTTAGTTCCGGTAGTACCAATCCGAAGATTACTTTGTTTATCAAGAGTACTGCCTACAGAATAAGCAGAACCATATGTAGTTGAAGCAGGCTGTCCAGCTGGTTGATTAAGTTTACCAAACTGGTCTTTCAAAGTTGCCAATTCTGATTGAAGAGATTCAAGTTGTGATTTAGTTTTTTGCTTCTCTTCATATTCTTGTCGCTCAGCTGGTTTCATTTGACCAGCTTTATATCTGCGAGCACTAACTTCTAGTTTATTTTGTGCGCCCATAGCTATGCGTATTGAGGAAGGTTAGGGTTTGCATGTTCAAAGAACGCTGGCATACGTGCTCGTCTGGTGTCAGCAAGCTCAGGCGCTTTACCTTCATACATCAGGCGATCACTGTTTTCCAGCCAAAATTTTTTGTTTAGATATTTATTGGGATTGTTAGCCTTGAGCGGCTGCACTACCCAATTGATAGTTGCTTTACGGAGCTTGTCAAGAGAAGGACTCCAATCAAGATCGAGCTCCCGACACACCAGGCTATTTGTAGCCACGTGGACTTGTTCATCACGGCTAATGTCAGCAGATACAGTCCTCAATCCCGCATCGCCCGTAAAACGGAAAAAGGGTAGGAGCACAAAGAAAATTGCACGTTCGGCAACCAGTGCCTTGAGGATCGTGTGATCCGGATGAGCAATCCAGGCGTCTCGGAGACGTTTGGCTTCTTCCTCAGCTTGCGGATCAACGCCAAGAGCATTGGCGATGTAACCCAATGCAAGGTCGTGATTTTCTTCGTCTTTGACATTAGACAGTAAGAGCGTCCGCGCCAAATCCGGTACGTCATTATCTAGAGCATCAGTGATAAAGTCACCCACTGGAAGTTCCATATGGCGAATTGCCAAGGCACGAAAGATAGTTTCTTCCGCACCTTCCAGTACTTGACCAGCAGTTGTTTGGACAGGAGTCCAGGTACGTTTACGTGAAAGTAGTTTTTGATAAGGGTTCATTCGCCGCAATTACAATCAGGAGCAGGGTCATTAAGAAGCGACTCCAGGTAATCGTCCACTTCCGACTCGTCCAAAGCGGCATATGCGCTGGTCTTGTCTTGCGTGTCACCCATTACCTGAAGCGAATAGTAGAGACTAGTTTGGTCAGATGCCAGCCAGTCTTCAATAAACGCTTCGTCATAGGTGATCACATCAGACCAACTATTGAAGCTGTAGCCGTGCAGAAGTCCGGTCTTATCAAGCATACGCATGATACCGTCTGCAACTT